CTAGAGGGCTTTTAGTGCTGTTTCGTAAAACGAGACGGCTTTTTTGGCGTTCTCTTTTGAGAGATGGCTATAAATATCCATGGTCATGGATAGAGTGGAATGACCTAGGCGGTATTGTAGTTCCTTGTAAGGTATTCCAGAGTTAAGCAGTAAACTAGCGTGGGTATGGCGGAAACCATGAAAGCCAATGTTAGGAACTCCAGCACGTTTAAACCGAGTTTTTAGACGAGTACCCAGGGTTTTGTTATTTGGGTAATCATGGATAAAGTCAGAGAATACAACTGTTTCAGTCTGCCCTAACTTCCAAGCCTCTTGAATTTGTCTAAGCTGGTAGGCTTTTAACATGGTAATAGTCGCCTGGTCTATATCTATATCCCGATAGCTTGCTTTTGATTTTGGGCTATTGATTTGCCCTAGATGGTTTAGTGTCTTAGTAATGCTGATGGTTGCATTCTCCAGGTCAATATCAGACCAGCTAAGCGCTAGGGCTTCATTGATACGGCAACCAGTGGACAGCAAGAACTTGTATAGGGTGGCTTCATACAGATTTCTGTACTTGGCCTGGTCCAGTCCTCCCAGGTAGTCGAGAAACTTTTTTAGGTCTTGATTTTCAAAATGCTTGACCTTTTTTCTCTTAGCCTTTTGAGTGTTACGAGGTAGGACGACATCACGCGCAGGGTTAGAAGATATTGCTTGCATGGTCACGCCATACTGTAAAATACGCTTATTAAGCGCGTGGATTTTATCATAGTGCAGATAAGCCCCAGGCTCCCCCTTGTTGGTCTTGTCAGCCAGTTTGTTAACTATGCTTTGAATGATTGGAGTAGTCAGCTTATCGAGCTTATAGACCCCAAAGAGTGGCAATACATGGTTATCTAGCAACTTCTTAACGTTGTCTTGCGTGTTGGGTTTGACAGTATGCTTATAGCTTTCCCACCATAGGCTAGATAGTTCCTGATAACTTGCTATTGACGTAGCTTGAAACCTGGTAAAGCCGTCTTGCTGGAAGGTTATTTTTTCTTGCTTGGCTTTCTGCTTAACCTCCTTTTGTGTCCGACCCGTTACTTTGGTCTTTACCTTCTTACCTGTTACCTGGTCAACTCCCAGATATACACTAGCACGGTACACAGTAGCACCGTTTTTCTTTTTAACTTCAGTTATTTTCATGATCATAAACCTTTCTTTACATCAGCAGGCAAGCTGTTATTAAAAAGGTTTTATAATGTTATAGGTTTATATCATGCCAGGGCATACGAGAAGCCCTCTATTTTCGTTTGTTTTGGGTTAGTAGGGTAAATACCAGTCGCAAGCCAAAAGCGAATACAGACGATTTTGGAGCGTTTGACAGGGTTGCAAAAGATAACATTTTAGAGTTCAACACGCGCCGAATGCTAACAAATGCTAACATACAACTAATATAGAAGTTGAGGTTTATTGAGTTTGCTAAAATATACAACCTGACAAAACCTTACATTTTTTGGCTATTGACTTTTCTTGACTTTTTTCAGCAACCGACAAAATCCGACTTTTTTCATCTAGTGACTAACCGTGACTTTTTTCACTCCACACAGTCACCAGAAAGCCCCTGAGAGCGTGAAATAGCTTGATAGGGTAAATGTACCCGAGAAGTGTTTGAACGTGGTGAAAGGGCTTAGATAACCCTATCACTACCAACGACAGAAAAAACTTTGATATGTGTATCCTCAGACGGTGGGAAATCTATGACAATATCATTGTATTTTTTATTGATCGATACCAAACGCAAGCCAGTAGCTTCAGTGTAGACCCTTTTCAAGTAGGTTTTATCATCAACCACAACGGCACAGACTTGTCCAGAGTATGAAGAAATACCCTTATCTCTTAAATAAATAACATCGCCATCGTGATAATTCGGGGTCATGCTATCGCCGTCAACAATTGAAGCTATATCATGCTTTGGCGGTTCGTTGGTAACTTGGACGGTGATTATTTCATTATCATCATAGCCAAAACCGACACCAGCGGCTAGCCGTGAAACAGCTTTGACTTCGTAAGTGATAGCCAATTCTTCAACGATTGAAGTATTTTGGTTTTGTAGTAATTGTTCAGAGGTTTTTAACAAATTATTTTTATTGGCTTCGTCTAACTTGGAATAGTTAGACAACAAAATGGCTTGTCGAGGGTCAAAGTTAGAAAAAGGAATGACGGAACTCTTTTCCTCAATCAAATCAGACTTATTTACACCGAAGTAATTCGCCATTGTTTCTATTTTGTCTATACGTGGGTAGGTCTTTGCATTGACCCAATCGAGAACGGTTGTATATTTGAAATCTAAAGCCAGTGCCATTTGGCGAGGATTTAGCCCTTTCATATCTAGCAATCTCTTTATATTTTCTGCCATTATCTGCTTATTTCCTAGCGACATAACCGCACCGCCTTTCTTTTTATCATATTCTAATTATACGGTTAAAACATACAGAAAGCAAGAAAAAAGAAAAAAAGTTAAAAAATAATTAAAAAACGCTTGACAAACACGGTAATACCGTTTATACTGAAAACACGGTTAAGCCGTTCACAAAATAAAAAAGGAGGTGAAGTAATGAGCAAGTACACACTGAAAGCCCTACGAGCTAATGCAGATATGAAGCAGACTGAAGTGGCTGAAAAACTTGGTATTTCCACTACTACTTGGAGCAAATGGGAAAACAAGAAACGTTTTCCAACCGTTGACCAAGTAGAAAAAATTTCAAAACTTTTTAATGTGGCTTATGACGACATTATTTTTTTACCACGATAGACGGTTATACCGTTCATAGAAAGGAGCAGGCAAGCATGGAATTAGGCGAACGAATCAAAGTTATCAGAGTAAGCCTAGGTGAAACAATGGAACAATTCGGACAACGCTTCAACACTTCCAAAGGTACGGTAAATAATTGGGAAAAAGGCAGAAACGCACCTAATAAAGCGAATTTGAAAAAGATTGCTGATTTATCAGATAACCCGAGGGAGTTTATATCGTTGTATCTTACACAAGTATAGAAAGGGCATACATGGAATTAGTATACTTAGACGGTAAAAAAGAGCCGTACACATTGAGCAGTATTGTGGCGGAATGCGCAGAGGTCAACCACAGGCATATTAAAAACTTACTTAACAAGCACAGAAAAGATTTTGAACAGTTTGGCAAGGTGCTTTTTAAAAATGCACCTTCAACATCAGGGCAGAATGTACGGGACTACATTCTAAACGAGCAACAAGCTACTTTGTTAATTACTTATCTGAAAAATACTGAGTTAGTAAGAACGTTCAAAAAGAACCTAGTCAGAGCATTCTTTGAAATGCGTGACGAGGTGGCACAGTTTCGCTATCAGAGGGCACTGGAGAAGCCCAAACGTAAGGCACTACATGAAGCTATTGAAACATGGCAGGAAGCCCCAAAACACGCGCACAGCACTGTTACAAACCTCTTGCTAAAGGGAACTACTGGAATGAACAAACGCCAGCTAGTGGCACACCGTGGCGGATTTAATGGCATTGACAGCCTAACCAGTCGGGAACTTATCAGATACCAGGCGGTAGAAGACATGGCTATTGCTATGATCAACTTAGGCATGACATACCAAGACATCAAGACCATGGTATTCAGAAAAAACGCACCCCAAGGCGCGTGAGAGCAACAAAAAAAGGCTTACCGAGACCAACCAGCAAAGCCTTTTAACCACTAACTAAAACAAAATTAACAAGCAGGCAAGCTGTTATTAAAAGGGTTTTAGTAAAGATTTAATAGCTAGATTATACCATATCTAGGACATTATGACCATACAGAGGGCGCTATCCCTTAAAACTGGAGCAGAAAAGTATTAGGTGCTGGTATCGCCATTAGCGAAAGCTAAACCACCCTAAGAAAATTACACACAGCAAGGCTATTATTTTGGCACAGGCTTACACGACCACAGGGGGCAACCTGGTAAGTCTGGGGCGGTTATCCGCTGGGAATAGTCTGGGCTAACAAAGAAATGTATAAAGAAAAAGTATAGTAAAGAAACCAAGCCTTTTACACACGGGAAAAGCCCACTAGGGCCATTACACAGACACAATAAAAAAACGAGGTAAGAACAATATGAAACAGTATTTTGAACAGTTTGAAGAAAAGTTACAAGTCGCAGAAGAAAAATTGGACATTCTGAGCGAGTGGCATGTCGCCAAAGGTCACAAGGGAGCTACTGAAATCGCTGAAGAGTGTAGGATGGCAGTTACATCGCTTTGGATGGAGTTTTACGGACTATCAGAGGCATATAAAGAGGCTGAGGCAGGTCATGAAGAGTTTTATCAAGCGAATGTAGATTATTTGTTAGGGGAGTTACGGAAACACGATAGCGAGGCACTAGAACTTGCAATAAAAGTTAACGGAAAGCGCCCCAACTATCTTTTATTTGATTATCTGGATAAAGAGCAACGGATTTTTGAAAATCCTGACAATTTAGCAACAGAGCCAACAGGGAATATTTGGCACTATATCCGCAGTCTAATTGTCAAAGACCAGAAAGAGCGAGGTATTTTATAAAATGCAAGAAATGACAATCGAAACAGCTTTAACTTTGATAGCAATCTTTACACCGCTGAACCTCTATCTATGGTTTGGCGTTGGTTTGGGCACTTTTCGGCTTGATATAGAGCCTAAAATCAAGACCGAGGGTAAATATACCAGACCCCTTAAAAACGAGCACTACGGGGCTTATATACAGCTTGCAGGCAAACGCTATAACTAGGAGGGGAAACCATGCTGACATTTAGAGAACTTGAACATATAGCAGAGACTATTCTAAAACACACAACACCAGAAGAAATGCAGTGCTATCTTGATATGGAACACGATAGTAAATTGCTTTGGATAAAATACAAAATTGCAAGTCTGGAGGTGCAGGCATGACAGAAAATCAACTACCACCACACCTATACAAAGTTTTCAAGTTACTACCGCTAGGAATGGACTTGCCAATCACAGGGGCGGACATGGAACGACTGACAGGCTTGGACGTCCGAACCATTCGGGAGAATATACGCCAGCTTATAGTTGACTATGGCATTCCAGTATGTGGCGGACGAGATAACAAGCAAGGGGGCTACTATATCCCCCAGAATGAAGTGGAACGACTTGCTGGAGTGCTACCGCTCCAACGGCAATACGACCAAGAACACAAGCGTATTCACGCGCTTCTTACCGCTGATTTACAAGACTGGAGGAAGTATAGAGATGAGGCTTGAACTAACCGCACAAAGTGAAATAGACCTAAAAACAGGCATTCTGGAGCTTATAGAGAACTATCTGGAAGCGCGTGAGAAAGTCAAACCAAGGACACTTGGACTAATCACAGCCCAACAGGTTAAAGATGAACTAGGCATAAAGGATAAGACCTTGAAACGTTGGGAAGATAATGGGCTAAGACGTTACCAGCCTCCACTAGAAGACACTAGGAAAATCTTTTATAGGGTCAGTGATATTCTGATATTTTTGGGGGTGGAGAATGGCAAGGTATAGCATACACCCAGCAGACAGTGGCGGACACTATCACGATATTAAACTTTATAAAGATCGTCGCCCAACCCTGGACCAGCTAAAGGAACAGCAAAGGCTTAAAAAGCTGAAGAAGAAACGTAGAAAGGGGCGATAATGTGGCAATTTACGAGGCTAGAGGCTTTCAAAATAATCTAGTTTATCCATATGACAAGCTAGAACCGTTTGAGTATATCGCGCAGTTTAAGCCTATGAAAGTACCTGAGGGGGTGGACATTGAGCAATTCAAACGCACACAAGCCCCCTACTGTATCAGTGGCAAAGTCACAGCAGATAAAAAAGGCACTCACAGGCGGAATAATTCAAGCCTTGTCTATCGCGATTTGATTTTCTTGGACTATGACGAGCTAGAAGCAAGCGTAGACTTTCCCAGAATCGTTTCTGAGGCACTTTCTGACTACTCCTACATCATTTACCCGACTATCAAACACACGGCTAAAAAGCCCCGTTATAGGCTTGTAGTGAAGCCTAGTCACAAGATGAAAGAAACGACCTACAGGGCAACAGTGCAAGAGATAGCGGATAAAATCGGACTACCCTTTGATATGGCTAGTTTAACCTGGTCACAATTACAGGGTTTACCCGTGACGACTGGAGATCCAGAAGAATATCAGAAAATTATCCACAGGGGGAGCGATTACCCTATTCAAGCGGTATTGGATAAACAGCCGACAAAAAGGGCGGTAACTACTACTTACACCCCACGACCTAGCGGACACCGTTCAATCACTATGAGGGTTATAGACACGCTTTTTGATGGCTTTGGAGATGAGGGCGGTAGGAATGTAGCAGTTACCCGATTTGTGGGCTTATTGGTTGGTAAATGGGTCAACTGTGATATACCGACAGCGTGGGAACTCACCCAGATAGCCAACAGCGTGACGGCTGAACCGTTGCCAGTTGACGAATTAGAAACAACGTTTGAAAGCATAGTAAAAACAGAAATTAGAAAGAGAGGGCTAGGAGTATCGAACTAGAACAATTACAGGCAGAGCTTGACCATGCGACAGCATTGGCAGAGTTTTCAGAGCCTACAAGCATGAAAGAACTATATAACACATTATACGAACTTGGTGCAATCTGGAGAGAAGAACACCAGTACACAGTCAACGAAGGCAAGAAGAATGAAAAAATAGTAATTCCAATTCCAGAAGTTAGTACCGTAGCTAAGTATTTACGACAGGTTTGTCAATTTGCTTTTATAAGCGTTGGGGATAGTTCGGACAAGTCACCGCTATACCTGTATCACTACGACAAGGGTGTATATACTGATAGCGTGGACTTATTCAACAAACTATGTGCTAAGTTTGACAGCAGGTTAAAACCTAGAGCATGGGCAGACATTCGGGCGTTCATTCGGACAACTACCCGAATTTATAAACCTTTCAGCGACCACACACGCATACCAGTGGCGAACGGGGTGTTCAATCTCAAAACAAAGCAATTAGAACCATTTAGCCCTGATTTTGTTATCACAAGCAAGATTAGAACGGCATACAATGGAGCAGCAAGAAAACCAATACTAGATGGCTGGTTTGACTTTGAACAATGGCTGGACATTATTGCATGCGGTGACAGTGAAATATATGCTTTGTTGTGGCAAATCATGAATGAAGCTATCAACCCAAATAGGACACGGGGAAAACTTGCAATTCTATTAGGTGACGGTAACAACGGTAAGGGCACATTTCAGAGCCTACTGATGAACCTGATAGGAGCGGACAAGGTGGCAACCTTACGCCCCGACCAATTCGAGGGGCACAACCTAGCCAGTCTATCGGGTAAAGTTTGTAATATCGGTGATGATATTTCTAACAGATACATCGATGAAGTTTCTGATTTGATGAGTATAGTCACAGGCGACACCGTGACAATTAACCCGAAACACCAACAGCCGTTTGAACTGAGCTTAAAACTATTCTGTTTGTTTTCTGCTAACGAGTTGCCAAGAGTTCGGAACAAGTCACAAGGCTGGTATAGACGGCTTTGTATTGTACCCTTTAAGGCTGATTTTAATGGCCAGAAAGAACGGCCAGAGATTAAAAACATATTCTTGAAAGATACAGAGCTATTAGAGTGGGTACTATTTAAAATCTTGAATATGCCAGCGTTTGACAAGTTTATTGAACCCGAAGCAGTGGCCAAAGAGATTGACAGCTACAAGAAAGAAAATGACTACTTATACGCATTTGTAACGGACGACTATACCGAACGGGAATTACATTTGATTGAGCGTGTGCCCCTGAAATGGATAAAAGAAGAATATCGGACTTTTTTAGCTGAGAATGACCTATCGGCACATATCCCGTACAGTTTCGGGAAAGATCTTGTAAGAATCTTGAGAGTACACACAGGCGGTAAGTATTCACTCAGACAAGGCAGATTGAAGAAAAAAGAAGCTGAAGTTTTTCCCTATCCGCTGACCATTGCAGAGTACACCGAATACCCTCTACGGTTGGTTGAAAAAGATGAGTAGATTTTGTAGTCGTTGTAGTCGTTCTGTAGTCGTTGTTTTTTGGAGAACGACTACACAATTTATTCAATCATATCAAGGGTTTACGTATTGTTTGTAGTCGTTGTAGTCGTTGTTTTTTAAGTATGTATATAGGGAAGTAAAAAAAGAGCTATATATAAAAAATAAAACTTTTTTTGAAAAGAACGACTACATTCACTACAAAGTGGCTAAACCCTTACGGGACAAGGGTTTGACAGTGTAGTTATTCTTTTTTGAAAAGAACTACTACATCCCAAAAGTTTACATAATTTATTTTAAAGTGAGGAAAAACATGAAAATTAAACTATTAAAAAACTTGGCTAAAGAAAGCCCACAAGATTTTGAAGAGCGAGTAAACGAGTTCATGGCAACCGTTGAAGTGGTTGACGTAAAAATCGCTATGGCATCAGCGGGGTATTCTGACAGCTTTGGCACAGTAACACATATACTAGTCTTATACAAATAACAGAAACGGAGAATAATATCATGACACTAAAAACTATTTCAGACACACCAAACACATTTACATTTAACTACACATTCAAAGACTTTGACACCGCACAAGTTGCAGGTCACGCGCTTATAGGCTACATGACAGGAACATTTGAGCAACCAGCTATCGAAGTGCATTATAAGAGTGACAAAGTGGGCGGAGATTACAACCGTTTGGCGGTGGAATATGTGGCAGACACTGAACTTACTGAAGTATTCCAGCGGATTTGTGAAAGTTTCCAAGACTACTACAACAATCCTGATGAGTTAACAGGCGAAGACTTGGACGACTACGAACAAGTACAGGAAATCGAACAAGAGTATATCCGTCAGCGCGTGGAACAACTCAAGCAGTCAGAGAGCTTTGACAGCTTACTTGAAAAGGTGGCTGGGTTAGAGCTTGAACTGATGGAGCTAGCTGACAGCGTGCTAGACGATGATTATCCTGATATGGCAGTGAATGGGGTATGGGAGAATATGACGGCCGTAGATGATGAAGCAAGAAAGTTACTGAAGGAGCTTGATACCGAAGATAACTATTGCGCTTTGTGGAAGTATTCAGCAGAATAGCAGAGAGAGGCGGTTGCCTCTTTTTGTGCTAAAATTAGAGAGGGACAACATGATAAAAAAAAGGTGGTAGACCTACGAAAATGACACAGGGAACGATTAAGAAACTGGAAGAGGCTTTTCTTAGGGGGCTAAGTGATGAGGAAGCCTGCTTATATGCGAACATCTCAAAGCCGACACTATACGATTATTGCAAGAAAAATCCACAGTTTTCTGACCGAAAAGAGCTACTGAAGCAACGACTGAAAACACGCGCAAAGTTGAACATATCTAACGCCATAGAGGATGGAGACGTGGCTATTTCCAAATGGTACTTAGAGCGGAAAGATGATGAATTTAAAACCAAGACAAAACTAGAACATGATGGCAATGTGTCTGTATCGCCTCACAATCCATTTGAAGATTTAACCGTAGAGGAATTACGGGCATTGATTTCTGAAAATGAAGAATAATGGTACTTAAACCAATAGTTTTGGGTTTTTACAGTATAGGGGTATTTTTTTGAATGAAAGTATTGTATATAGAGACATTTACCAGAGCTATGAAAAAGAAAGGAATAACTCAGGGAAAGGCTGAATTAGACGGTTACCCCTTGACTATTGACTTAGACAACCTTTTTATTGTTATGGGTAGAGATCGTTTTGAATTGGCCAGAATACCAGGTACCAAAGGCGGGCATCGCTACTTCTTTCTTTGCCCTGATTGTGGTAGGCGGTGCAGAAACCTCTATAAGAGGTATCTGTATTTTAGTTGCGGAAACTGTCAGCAGATCCACAAGCAGACATTAAACCGCAGTAAGACAGATTGTCAGTATTATTGGGGACGTGCACTAAGGGAAGCTAGGAAGGTCCAACCAGGGTGGACCCCTGAACGTGGCGGATATATGTTTGATGGCTTTCCTAGCCGTCCAAAGAGAATGAAGCGTGATAGATATTATAAACATTATCAAAGGTTTTTGAACTATGTTAGAAAAGGGGATAGCTATTGGCTGAGAGGGGTGTCTAGGTGAAGTACTTTGGTATGATGGCGCGTGATTGAACAGAGAGCGAACAAAGAGAAAACAGCCCATTGAACCATGGACGAACAAAAGAACACGCGCAGGCAGTTACAGAATTTTGGGCATAAAAAAGCCCCACGAGACACACGCAGGGTAAGAAGTTTCAACAAGCTTATTTTACCATAGGAGGGGCAACAATGACCATAGAGGAGTTAAAGCAGAGGCTAGAGGGTATTAGGTGGATTGACAAAGAGATCAGTCAGCTTTACCTGGAGCTTCAATACTTGGAAACTGGACTATTCAAACAAACAACCCTAACACAGTCCAGAGTGCAGACTAGCAGGGCAAACAGTTCTGAAAGTCAGTTAGTTGCCCAGCTAGCATTTAAAGAGGACATAACAAACAGAATTGACAGGCTAACTAAGGAGCGCCTGGAGCTGATTAGGATGATTGATACACTAAGAAATCCTAAGTACCGTCTAGCTTTAAACCTTTACTATATCCAACAAAAAGTGGATTTGGAGGCAGGGGAGATAATGAATGTTAGTAAGACAACATTTTTTAGATATTTAAAATTAGCACTTACTGAGCTAGCTGACTTGATAACTCATGCAGAGAAAGAAAAATAGCCATGTTTTGGCGTGTGTTTGAGCTTGTCCGATAAATAAACCAGGGATTAAATCAGGCCTTTAGAAACGGAGCTAGAGGCCTTTTAGAGTGCAGGGGGGACTAACCTACCATGGGTACACGTCCGACCTTCACGCCGTCATTGTACATTTTTTCTCACGCCAAAAATTCTAAAGGGGGTAAAAATAGCTAAAACCATTGGTATTATTGAGTTTGTAGAGTATTTTAGGTTTCCCAAATGGTAACATAATCCTAACAAAATAGGGTTAATCCTAACAAAAAGCGTTACGTTTTGGCTAGTTCCAAAGAGCATATAAAGCGAATAGCAAACGATTTTGTAAAATCATAGGATTAGTAACACAATACTAGTGGATACAGTAAAACACAGTAGGATATAGTAAAGGTTGTGATTAGTCCCCTCATTTTTAGAACGGGGGTAGGTTTGACCAAGGGGCTACAACGCCGACCTTTTTCGAGTACAATTTTCCCTTTTTAAAAGTTTTGATAATGTAAAGGTTTTGGGAAGGTTATGCGAGTCTGAAAATATATGATCACGCGCTATCTTGGAAAAGCGGCCAATATTGGAAGATAGAAACGAAGGTAAGCAAGATAACTTAACAAAAGTATCAAATTGTGAAGATAACAGAATATAAGCGCGTGCTTTTTGATACAATATTATCAGCAAGATACCAGGGAACTAAAAAAGCACCTTGGGGCGGTGCTAGTTCCTTGCCTGCTGAACTCATAACTTAGGGCTACTGAAAGGCCCTTTTTTGCTCCCCTTTTGGCGAACTTTGGGGGAATATTTAACACTGTCTAATTATAAGTTATTTAGTTAGAAAGCCCATCATATCAGGGGTTAGGGAGTGTAAAGAACGTGTAAAGCTAAGTAATCTTAACTGTACAACAAAATGCTCTAAGATTTGTATCGATATTTTAAAAGCCCTATTTACAAGGGCTTTTTGTCTGTATTTGAGGAGGGATTATGTGGCGTAAGTATTTTTTGCTAGCGGTATTAACTATTTTGGTCGTAGGTGGGGCCTTCTTTCTATCTCAATCAGCGGCTACGCCAAATGAATCAGACTATGTGAAGGCTGTAAAGAGTTACCAGGCTATTTCGATAGACGAAGTGGAGCAAAAGGTCCAAGACGAGGAAGAATTTATATTATACATAGGTCGTGAGACATGCCCTTATTGTCGTGATTTTGTTCCGAAATTAACAGAGGTAGTAGAGCGATCATGTGCGACTATCTACTATTTAGATAGCGAGTCGGATCCGAATGGAAAAATACAACAATTTCGACAGAGTCAAGGTCTTGCTACGGTTCCTAGCTTAACCTACTATAAATCAGGTAAATTATCTGGAATACTCCGTAAAGGGAGCCAAGCAACGCTATCCGAAATAGAGAATTTTTTAGCTCTTCAAGGGCAGTAA